CCAGCTAAGAAAGACGGATCACTCCGTCCTAATAGTGAACGGATACAGAAGCGGAAACCTATGACAGCAACCGATCTAAGAAACAGAACTAAAGCTCAGATAAGAACCAATGTTAAATCAAAGTTAGTACCTTATGATATTGTATCTAAAGAATCTAACTGGAAAACATACAATGGATCAACTAAGAATAGTAAAGGTTTGAAGATTAAAGAAAAGCATATTATATATCTATGCCCTACAAAACGAAACATGACATACATGGAAACTAAGCTACTCTTTGAGAATGACGTACTGGCAGAGGATACTAACTTCATCAACGATAATATCTTAGGTAAGTTTTACGTGGGTGTTATAGTCTAGCTTGTAGCCCTTACGTTTTGTGAGGGTTATTAGATACACTAAAGGAGAATAAGTGTTATACACAGTTGAAGCTTTAATAACTAATGAGTTTGATGATTACGATGATAGAAGGTTACATTTCTTTAGACGTATGTATATGCGACTAATAGATACTGTATTTAAAACATTACAGCCAACAACTAATCCTACCTACCCTATAAGGTTTATATCTAGGAGAGAAGATGAATATGTTGGAATAAAGAGAGCTGAGTTAGCATTATATATCTTTACACCACAAGAATTAAAAGAGTATAAAGAGAAGGTAATTAGCGAGTATAGGCTCACACTAAAGGAGAACAAGTGAAAGAAGAGTTACGGAAATTAGCAAAAAAATTAGAAGATAAAGCTACTATAGCTGGTGGTTGTTTCAGATCATTAAGAGAAGATAATGAGCCTAACGATATAGATATTTTCTGTATCAGTAAATCAACTTTTGAGGAGACAGTTAAGATAGTCCAGGAATTTACTGGCTTAGATAGAGTAGAGACTAACCATTCAGTAGAGTTTGGAAAGTATACGATCATAAAGTGTTTCAGAAATAAAGGTAGAAAACTCTATGGAAAACCTACTGACTTAGTACAGCTTTTCGACATCAACATTATCAAACTCTACATGACTCCAGACGGAGAGATTATAACTACAGAGGATGGAGATATTGATAAACTGTATAAGGACATTGACAACAGATCATTTGATGTCTACGCCTTTAATGAGCATGAAGCTAGGACTATGACCAGAATAAACAAGTACATCTCTTATGGGTACACGTTGAAACAGACGGTCAAAAAAAATTTACACTATTCTTTCTTTGAAATAGTAGATGGTGAGTTAGAATTTGATTATGGTAGTGCCTTTGGTAGCTACCTATGAGCAGAGAATACATTAAAGGAGAATAAATGCAATACATATTAACAGAAGATGAATATAAAGAGATCACAAAGTTGAACAAGGAACTGAAACAACTAAAAGATGTAGTCTCTATACTTAGTAACCCTATAAGAACTAGTGAGCGCTATTGTCCTATCAATATGACAACAATGGTAACGTTTGAGTATTATAGGGATGGGATACAAGCTTTGAATCTCCGTCTAAATAATTCCTAATGAGAGAACAAGAGAACGAAGGCGAACTGCTATATAAAACCAGTTGTAATAAATGTGGAAGCAGTGATGCTAATGCGGTTTATTCAAGTGATACTAGCTACTGCTTTAGTTGTAGAGCACACGGCTTTATTAATAATGATAATGAAACAAGTACGAGAAAGAGAAGGGGTACTATGAATAGAGAGAGAGGAAGAGACTTAGATCTTGTTGAGGTAGACATAAGAGATATAGCTCCTAGAAAGATACCACTATCTATCTGTCAGCAATACAAATATGGATATGGAGTAGATAAACATGGGACTAAGGTACAAGTGGCTCAGTACTACAACTCTGATAAGCAGATCATCGGTCAGAAGATGAGATACAAGAACAAGGAGTTCAAGTTCATAGGGGATGCTCGAAATTCTCTTATGTTTGGACAACATCTCTTCCCTAGCGGTGGTTTGAAATTAACTATTACTGAGGGAGAGCTTGATGCTTTATCTGTAGCTACATCATTTGATGGAAAGTATCCAGTGATATCTATTAAGGACGGTGCTCAATCTGCTAGGAAAGAGATCTCCAAACATCTTGAATGGATCAGTAGTTATGATGAGATCTACTTATGGTTTGATAATGATGAACCAGGACGACTAGCAGTAGAGGAAGTTTGTTCCATTTTACCACTTGATAAAGTTAAGATCATTACCCATCAAGATTACAAAGATGCTAATGAAATGTTCATGGCTAAAGGTAAGCAAGGGGTAGTCAAAGCGTTCTATGGAGCAGAATCATATAAGCCAGATGGTTTCGTGACTCCTAGTGAGATATGTGAAGAAGCTTTGAAGCCTATTGAGTGGGGCTACCCATACTTCTTAGAAAAATTAACTGAGGTTAGTTATGGTCGTAGGTATGGAGAAGTAGTTTCACTAGGAGCTGGTGTATCAGTAGGTAAGACAGACTTTATTCAGCAACAGATGGCATTTGATATGAAACAAGGGTACAAGATAGCTACCTTCATGCTAGAGCAATCAAAGACAGAGACGCTACTAAGACTAGCTGGTAAGGTAGATAGCCAACAGTATCATCTGCCAGACTCTAAATTCGATAGAAAAGAACTAGAAACAACAATACATTCACTAGATAATAAACTGTATATCTATGATAATTTCGGAAAGATAGACTGGGATACTATTAAAGATAAGATAAGGTCAGCTAGATACAGTTATGGGGTTAGGTTATTCTATATAGATAACTTAACAGCTTTGAACTCACATGCTGATGATGAAAGACGTAACCTAGATAGCTTAATGGAAGAGATAGCTAGTTTAGCAAAGGAATTAGATATTTGGGTACTCCTAGTAAGTCACCTAAACCCACCTAAAAAGGGGATAGCACATGAGTCAGGAGGACAAGTAGAGCAAGGTCAATTTACTGGCTCTCGAAGTATTATGAGATGGTCTAGTTTTATGTTAGGTGTAGAGAGAAATACACTACATGAAGATCCAGTAGAGAGATGTAAAGGACTAGTTAGAGTTATTAAGGATAGATTCAGTGGAAGAGCTACTGGACAGACTATAGGTTTTGTGTACGACACTGAGACTGGAGCCTTATTAGAGACAGAAGATACAGTAATCCAGTCTCAGGATGTACCAAATGATTTTTAAGGAGGGATTAAAATATGGTTGTATGTAAAGAATGTAATACAGAATATGTTAAAATGAGTAACCGTCAGAAATATTGCTCCAAACGTTGTACTTCTTCTGTTTTTAGAAAGAAGAGGTTACAGTTTATACAGAAGCATAAGATGGATAAAGGGTGTGCATTATGTGGGTATAAGCTACATCCAGTAGCCTTGCACCTAGACCATATAGATCCATACACTAAAGCATTTAATATCTCTAAGGATCTGTATATAAAGAGTTGGAGTGAGATACTCACAGAGATTTCTAAATGTAGGGTTTTATGTGCTAACTGCCACGCTACTGAAACAGATAGACAAGGACATAGTAAAGTAAGAAGAGAGATAACATGACAGCAGTATTCGATATAGAATCAAACGACTTATACCACGATATAACTGAGATACATTGTGTTTCAATTAAGATAGAGAACGATCCTACAGAAGTTTACACGTCAAGACCTATAGCTGGAAGTGCTGGATCATTGATGGAAGGTTGGGAACTGTTACAAGAATGTGATCTGATCATAGGACATAACATCATAAACTTTGACATACCAGCTATTTATAAAATGACTGGAATAGATCTGTATAAAACTTGTGATGTTATTGATACGTTGCTAATATCACAGTTAAAATATCCTAACATCATTATGACTGACAGCAACAGACGAAACTTTCCTCCTAAGATGAAGGGGAAACATGGGCTCAAAGCCTGGGGATACAGACTGAACATGATGAAAGGTGACTATGGTGAGCAGGAGGATGCTTGGGATAGACTAACTCCAGCTATGGTAGAGTATTGTAGACAAGATGCAGAAGTTACTCATAGAATCTACTGTAGATTTAAAGCAAGTGGCTTACCTCCTATTGAAGCTATCGATATCGAGCAGAGATTTGCAAAGATCATAGCAAGACAGACATACTATGGATGGTTATTCGATCAGAAGAAAGCTGAGGAACTGCATCTACAACTACTAGGCGAACTAGATATAGCTGAGGGGATCTTGTTTGAAACCTTTGAACCTATCTCTACCTGGTTTCCAAAAAGTTATCCAAAGATTGACTATAAGAAGAACGGTGAGAAGTCACAAGTACTCCTTAACCAGGAAGCTATGGGGTGTCACTACAATGATGATCTTGAATGGGGATACTTTAAGGATGTAGCCTTTAACCCTGGCAGTGGACAGCATATTGTACGGTGGGTAGAACATCTCTACGGTAAACAGAACTGGAAGAGAAATGATCCTACTGACAGCAATCCACTAGGATCACCTAAGACTGGAGCTGATGATATACTAGAACAGTTTGGAGATAAGGACTGGGCGAAACCACTGACTAACTACTTTGTAGTGAAGAAAACTATAGGGCAATTAGCAGAAGGTAAAAACTCCTGGATGAACAAAGTCAAGGATGATGGTAGGATACATGGTAGAGTTGATACACTAGGAGCAGTGAGTAGAAGATGTACACACAGTAACCCAAATGTAGCACAAGTACCGTCAACACACCACAACAAAGATGGAGATGCACTCTATGGACTTGAAGGAAAGTTTGGAGTAGAATGTAGAAAGTTGTTTACAGTACCAGAAGGAAAGAAGCTGATCGGATGTGATGCTGATGCCCTGGAACTTAGAACTCTCTCTCACTACATGGCTAGATATGATAACGGAGCTTATGCAGAAGCAGTGGATAAAGGAGACAAATCAAATGGAACAGACATCCATACACTTAACCAAAAAGGTGCTGGACTCCCTACTAGGGATGATGCTAAAACATTTATCTATGCCTTTCTATATGGAGCTGGGGATGCGAAGATCGGAACAATCGTTGGAGGTAGTAAGAAGGAAGGAAAAGCTCTTAAGAGTAAATTCCTCACCAAGATCCCAGCCATTAAACAACTCGGAGACGCGGTACTTGAAGCCGTTACTAAAAACGGAAGCCTCAAAGCTCTTGATGCAAATCCCTTCTTCATAAGATCTAAGCATAGTGCTTTAAACACTTTGTTACAAGGTGCTGGTGCATTGGTTATGAAGTACTGGTTAGTAGAAGCTGATGATACGATGATAGAGATGGGCTATGAGAATAGCTGGACGGCTATGCACAAGGCTGATCTAATTGAGTACGAGTGGGTAGGTAATATCCATGATGAAGGACAGCTAGAAGCTGATGAAGAGATCAGTAGAGAGTTAGCAGATATATTAGAGGAGGCTTTTCCAACGATAACGGAACAGCTAGGATTTAGAATACCCTTAAAGGGAACAGCAGATATAGGAGACAGTTGGTATGATACGCACTAATAATGACATAATCTATGTTAAAGAGTATAGAGTTGAGTGGTCATGGTGGCATCATGTCCTCTATATTAAAAATAGTAGAGAAACATACTATGTAGAAGCATGGGGAGATACTCAATGGCTACCTTCTGAGGTGTATTTAAAAGGTGTTAAAACATTAAGAAGAACAATTAAGGAAAAGAATGACAGCAGAACAATTTAAGAAGAGGTTTATAGTTAAGTATAAGATGGACACCAAAGCGGTGATCGCTTATATAAACCAGTTAGAAAAAGAGAATGAAAAATTTAAGAAGGAGAAAGAAGATGCCTGACAATAACGAAGCAGAACATCCAGGACAATTAAAGATGGACTTTTCAAACGTACCTAATCACGGTGAATACAAGCGTCCAATGTTTGAAGAAGAGTACCTGAGAGAGAGTAGGGAAGAGGCACAAGCTACAGAGGAAGCTATCGGAGATGGTTATGAAGGAATAGTTACTCCTCAAATGAGAGAATGGTTCTTTCAACATGAAGGGTGGTTTGCTCCAGATAGTGTAGTGTTTAAAGAGTACTGGGAGAACATAGCTAAAAAAGAGATAGTATTTGGTATGGTAGAAGGGTTCAAGATTGTACTAGATAGTAAACTTGAACCTGGTAAGATACAGCCAGTGACAGATAAGCAGATAGGAGGTGATCATTATAAGAACATGAACATCACACCGACTGAATATATTGAAGCAAACAACATCCCCTGGAGTGAAGGTAACGTAATTAAATACATAAGTAGACATAACGCTAAGAATGGTAGACAAGATGTAGAGAAAGCTATACATTATTGTGAGCTGATCTTAAAAGGTTACGATGAAGATGAGCGTTTACACGCTTTAACACATTAATCGAAGGAGATTAAAAATGCCAGTAAAGAATTGTAAAAAAGATGGAAAGACAGGTAAGAAATGGGGTAACAAAGGTAAATGCTACACTGGTTCAGGAGCTACTGCTAAAGCTAAGACGCAAGGTAGAGCAAGTCACGCAAAGAAAAAATAAGCAAACAAAGGAAATTAAAATGAGTATATTAACAGTAAGAACAAACACACCACACGCAACAAATACAGTAGCAGGCACACTAAACAACTTCAACTTAACATTAGATGAATTTATTGATGCCAAAGATCAGAGTCAACAAGCACAACTGGCGATCAAACTATTGAAACTATATGGAGTCTACAGCTATCTCTATCTACAATCAATCTCTTTCACCTTGAAAGCGAACAACGATATGAAGGATACACTGACATTTATGAATAGCGTTATAGCAGAAGTATGCCACAAGGCTCACATAGCATACTTCCATAAAGAACATGGGTACTCGATCACAGATAAAGCTATAACTTATATTATGGAGAATGGTGAGGATGGTTTTGAAAATAACTTGATTGATGTTATTGAAGAGATGAACAAGGAACTAGCAGAAGAAGCAGAAGCTAACGCTATGATTGCAGAGGCAGAAGCTAAACTGAGAGCTAAGAAAGGGGAGGGTAAATAATATGGTACAATATATTGGAACTAAGATTATCAATGCTCTCCCAATGAGTAGGCTTGACTACAACCTTTTCATGGGGTGGTCACTCCCTGATGATGAAGATGGGAGTGATGAAGGTTATTTAGTAGAATATTTAGACGGAGGCACACCTAATACTAAAGCGTATAGAGGTTATGTAAGTTGGAGCCCTAAAGAACAATTCAATAAAGCCTACAACAAAAATGGAAAGCTCACATTAGGAGATGCCTTAGCTTATCTTAAACTTGGATATAAGGTAACTAGAAAAGGCTGGAATGGTAAAGGAATGTATATACTAATTATGGATGGGTATGAAAACATAAAACCGAATGAAATGACAAAGTTAAAACATAAGTTGGTAGAAGATACTACAATAACTATCTCTCCTTATATTGTTATGAGGACAGCGAGTGGAGAGCTACAACCAGGATGGTTAGCTTCACAGAATGATCTCTTAGCAGAGGATTGGGTAGTAATTTACTAAAATAATTTTAAACATATAAGGAGAAAATATGACAGCTTTAATTGACGCAGACAGCTTACTCTACAAAGTAGGTTTTGCCCTGGAAGATACTATCAACTGGGAAGAGGAAAAGGGAGAAGAGGCAGAGTTGTCATACTACTCCAATATAACTCAGCAGTTAGATTCGATAGAACGGACTGTAAACAACATATTACTAGAGACTGGATGTGACGACTATGTATTATACTTTACTGGAAAAGGGAACTTTCGTGATTCAAACACACTGGGATATAAGCAAAATAGAGTCGGTGTCAGAAAGCCTACAGATTTTGATCAGCTTTCACTTCTAGTTAAGGAAGAGTTTGAGTCTACTACAGCTATAGGTTGGGAAGCAGATGATGAAGTCGTATACCTAAAAACTAAGTACCCTAAGAAGTATGTACTATGTGCTATCGATAAGGATGTACTATACCAAACTGTAGGTAAGCACTACAACTATGGTAAGCAAGAATGGATAACAATCACTGAGAAGTTTGCTAGATGGTTTCCCTATTATCAGACTATAGCTGGAGATGCTACAGATGGCTATAAAGGTAAGTTCAAAGTAGGAGCTACTGGAGCAATTAAAGCCCTGGGAATACCAGAAGTATCTAAAGTATTTGTAGAGATGATGAAGAAGGATAAGATCACAGCTAAGA